CAGCGCAGGGTAACTCTGCGGACATTCAATTCCCTACCTTCACGCCACTAACTATGGCGCTAAGGCTTGGTAAGGACGGCACAAGAGCCTATGTTAAGGCGGACATGGCCGATTTCACCATTGACCCGTCTAAGGCAGACATTTTTGAGTCTGACCCGAAGGGACTTATGGCTTCTTACTTAGGAGAAGAGAACATGGTTGCGAGCCTTGATGACTTGCGAACATACTACGATACATTCAACGGTTCTGACGGGTGGTGGGATAGAATACTTGGCGTTGTCGCTGAGGTCATTCACATTGACCCAAGAGATAACGGCGGTTTTACCCTTGTCTGTGCTGATTTGGATATAACTTCCTCTGCCCCCGTTGTCGAAGTCTATGTTGGTGCTTCTGATGCACACCGCATTGACTTTGCCGTTGGAACAAAAATTCTACTCGTGGGACAAACATGGAGAACACGAGATACTGACGAACAAAGATTGTCCGTGAATGGATGGTGGCCGTTTGACGAGGTAGAAGCAGTAACCGAGACCACACAGGCCACACTTGAGGCCGATGGGTGGGATTGATGAGAGCATTAGGTAACTTTCTACTGATTAAGAGACAGGAAGATGAAGAGACCGAGAGCGGTCTCATTATGGGACAGTCTCATGTTTTTGAGATAGTCTCAAAAGGAACAGATGTAAGCATAAACGCACAGGTAGAAGACAAAGTTATAGTTACAAAGGGCGACATTCTAATTCCCGTTGCCCGCTATAACAATGTCTTCGCTGTGAGAGAAAGTGATGTGGTGGCGATAGTATGAGCGAAGATACACTTATAACGGGTAAAGAAGCGAGAAAGAAATTACTAAAGGGAGTAAATAAAGTCGCTAACGCAGTCAAGAATACTCTCGGTGCTAACGCAACAACAGTCATTATAGAGCAAGAGGATTCATTTCCTCTCATTCTAAATGATGGGGTTAGCATAGCACAAGCAGTCAATGACCCCGACCCGTATGTGCAGATGGGCATTGACTTGATTAAGCAAGTGGCTACACAGGCTCAGAATTCTTCCGGTGATGGAACGACTACTGCTACTGTTATTGCTCAGTCTCTATGCAACGAAGGCATGGATATGATTAATGCGGGAGATGACCCCGTAGAGGTAGTAGATACATTGAAGGCTGATGCCGAGAAGATTATTACAGGGCTTAAAGAAAATTCAACAGAGTGTGAGGCGTTGGCTAACCTTATTGATGTGGCTACGATTTCCGCTAACAACGATAGTGAGTTAGGCGGTCTCATTGCAGAAGTAATGCACGAGATTGGTTCTGAGGGTGCTATTGCTATGAAGAACGGTAGTAGTTATGAGACATACTATGAGATAACAGAAGGCTTGGATATACAGGCAGGGTCGGCAAGTCCCTACTTTACCGAGAGTATTAACAACGCTAATGTTCTGATTAGCATGGATAAGATAAATACTTTTGAGAGTATAGTCCCTGCTATGGAAGCCTCTCTACAAGAAGGTAGAGGCTTGCTTATTGTCTGTTCTGATTACAACCCCGCTATTCTTCCTAACTTATTAATTAATGTAGTGCAGGGTAAGATAAACGCTACTCTTGTAAAGATGGCGGGTATGAAAGATACACAATGGGCTTGGGCTGAGGATATACAAGCGATAACGGGCGGAGAAATACACGCAAAAGAAAACGGTAAGTCATTAGAAGGAGACCTTTCTATGGGCTACGCTGATACAGTAGTGTGTAAGAAAGACTCGTGCGTTATAGAGAGTAAAGTTAATGCTGTTGATTCTAAGATTGAAAGCCTACAAGAATTGATGGAAAGTGCCGAGTCTTCTTGGGATAAGCAAGTCTATGCTCGTAGGATAGCAAGATTACAGCGCGGTGTAGCCTCTATTATTGTGGGGGCAGACAGCGAGGTAGAATTGAGAGAGCGTAAGGAGCGCATTGACGATGCGGTTAATGCGGTTCGGGCGGCACAACGCAATGGTATTATTGCAGGTGGTGGCTCACTACTATACGCTCTGAGTAAAGACTCAGACAACCCTCTGATTGTAGAGGCATTTACTACGCCCCTTAATTTAATTGCGGCCTACTGTGATGTTTTCGTAGAGCCGGAAATGATTGACGGCGAATTCAACGGTATAGGATACAACGCTAAGACTAACGAATGGTGTAACATGATAGAGGCGGGAGTCATTGACCCCGTAGATGTTGTAGTCAATTCTATTCGTAGCGCTATTTCCATTGCTACACTTGTTTTACTAAGTGAGGCTATGGTAGCACTACCGAGAGACTAACTTTATATGCGGATAGGAGATGGATGATATATGACTTGGGGAACACAAGGAACAGCAGTTAAGAAGGCAGTAGTAGAGCAAGCACCCGCTACGCTCTATGATAGAGATTATTACCGTAACCTATTAGACGGTAATAGAAAGACTACACAGAAGTATAGAATGGCTCTTGTAGCACACGAGAATGCGTGCAAGACAGGACTCGCTCTTGATTTGTTAGACAATGAAATTAAGCAGGGTAAAAAGGTAGTTATTTTAGATGTGGATAATTCCGCGTCTTCTACGGTTGATTACATTTACCCCGATGCAGATAATATAATGATTATACCATTGTTGGACGAAGCCGATGATTCGATTTACCACGAAGACAATTCGATAGACCACATGGCTCTTGTGAATAAAACCAAGTGGTTCATTAACCTATTAGCAGAAGACATTGAGAAAGACCCCGAAGCATACGGTGGGATTATTTTCGATGGTGGCTCTACTTTCCTAAAGTGGTGCGAATTCGCTATGAGACAGTCTTTACTCGCTAAAGGTATTATTGAGAATGAAGACGACTCCTTCAACCAAAAGGAGTGGAGAGAGCGTAACAGACTCAACAGAGATGTATTGGATAGGCTACACGCCCTACCTGTCTCTAAGATTTTCAACACCTTCCACTTGAAGGCCGTTCAACAGTATATGGATGACGGCACAGGTAAGAAGGTTCTAATGACTGTCGGGGAAAGACCCGATTGGGAAAAGGGCACTATGCGCCGATTCTCACAACAAATATTCCTAAGTAGATACATGAAGAAAGCAGACATGGCCGCAGGAGTCAAGGGAGACAAAAGCCTCAATGAAGGGGAGTGGTGCGTCAAGGCGACTATTGAAGAAATGAAGGGAAGCAACATGGAATATGTCGGTTCTACTCATACGGTTCTGTCTGTGAATAACGGTAAGGTTGAATGGTTCGGCTTACCGTTCTTGAGAGAGAAGGTGAGTAAGGATGGCGACAACACAGATACACAATGAGCAATTGACTTCCCTTTTAAATAGGGTCAAAAGAACGCAAACGGTAGGCGGTAAGTCGCAAGACCAAGTGCTTTCCTGTATTCTAAAGTGTAGAGATGGTAGAGCCATTGTTACTTCCTTAGTGAAGGACGGGCTAACCTCTTTGAGCAGAATGTCTATTCCTATTGATACGCTTACAGATGGCGACTTTTTCATAACAGACATAGACACCTTGTTAGGTGTTTTGAAATACCATTCGACCATACTAACATTAGAGCAGGACGGAGACAAGTTAAGGATTAAGTCTTCTAACAAACAGACTACGCTGAGTGCTTCTTCTGAGGCTCTTGCGTTTCCTCACAACCCTAAGACTCTTAGGGAATGGACTAACACCTCTGAGAGTATTGCCTCAAAGTTACAAAGGGATGCTAACCTTCACTACAAGTATGTAGCCCCTAACGATGAGATATATGCTTCTTTGATTCTAAAGACGGATGCGCTAACTCTTTACGAGGCATTCAGATGCGATTCAATGAACGGTCAGAAAATTAACCGTTATAGAATTTACAGCGATACAGATGGCTACAAGGTAGAGACAGGGAAGATGCTCAAAGGGCAGACTTCCTCTATGATTAGACCATGTGAGCCTACCTATGATATTGATGCTTCCTTTGAGGGCGGGCTTGAAAACCTACTCTCTAATTATAACGGTGATGTTAACTTTTTCAATTTCTCGGAATACGGACAGGGTTGGAAGATACTCTTTGACTTCGGCAACGGAGACTATGTATTTCAGTCAAGTATAGTGGAGTGATAAAATGGATGAGCAGATAGTGAATGAAGTAACAGAGACGGTAAGAAATATGCTTATGGTAGGCGTAGAGGGTTTGGCGGTCGTAGATAATGACCGATACTCAATTAATATAACCGTTGTAGATAAAACAAAGGCTAAGGATTACCGAGACCCTGTGTGGTTAGAGGAAAATTATGTGCAACACAATAGGACTATGGCGGACATAGCGACAGAATTTGGTATTACCCCTATGGCGGTGAACCATTGGCTTACAAAGCATAACATTCAAACGCGGCCAAGAGGCAGTAAGACTCAGAGGTGATTCTGTGGATAGACGATTTACGCCTAACAAGTATGCGGGTCAGCCTCAATGGTTGGAAGCAGTAAAGAGATTTCTTATGTCTGAATTCGACAGAGACCCCGATGCTTACTTTACAGGTCGGCAGATTGTAGAACAGGCTACTATGATAGGCAACAAGAGTAGTGCTAATACAGGTAAGCCTCTATACAGAATGCGTAACAGTCCCTACCCTCACAGGGTATCTCAATATCTTGGGAGTAGAGTAGATTGGGTGAGCAAAAAGAAAGTCAGCGTCAGCCGTATTACAGGCTCAAGTGCTACCCAACAGACAGCATTTAGGTGGAAGCCATGATAGTAACTAAGGGCAAGGGAAGGACAGTCATTGTTAGGCATAGGGACGAAGATGGCGCAAGGATAGAGACTAAGATAGATAATTATAGACCCTATTTTTTCGTCAGAGATTCTGATGCCGAAGGAATACAATGTTTAGCCAAAGAGCGTGGTTACGAAGGCGTGTATGGTGAGTCGCTAACAAAAATAATGGTTGCCGTTCCGCAACAGATTTACGATTTCAAAAAGGATTACCCTAACATTCCTACATGGGAAGCAAACATTCCGTTTGTTAATAGGGTTCTTACAGACCGCATTAAGGACGGGCATACTCCTTTCAAGCAATACGAACACAGGACTTGGTATTTAGATTGTGAGTGGAGTCCTACAACAAATAAAATGCGCGTTATAGTAGTCTATGATTCTACTACTGAGAATGAGTATGTTTGGTTTGTAAATAGAAGTCTCGACAAGACTACTCTATACGAGGAATACGGCGGATACAAATATGATGTGCCCGCCATAGGATTTCCTAACGAGAGAGAAATGTTAGTGCATTTCCTAAGACACATGGATAAACAAGACCCCGATATAATTACCGGATGGTTCGTTGTCGGTGCGGATATAAAGACCATTGTAGAAAGATGTAGAGCAACAGGTATTCACGCCACAATGATGAGTCCAATGCGTAAGATAAATTATTCCTACAAGGATTGGGAGCAACCTATTGCGGGTAGAAATTGTATTGATTTGATGCTCGCATTCACTAAATTATGGGAGTTAAAGAACGGTAAATTACCGTCTAAAAAACTTGATGATGTAGCGTATGAGGTTCTGAAAGAAAGGAAGGTAGAGTTACCCGATGGGCACGATACCTACCTAACAGACTTGCCTCTATACTTACACTATTGTAGGCAAGATGTAAGACTGTTGCCTAAATTAGACGCTAAAGTAAATGCTTTGGATTACTTTACTTCTTTACAGCATATTGTTCAATGCGATATTCGTTCAACGCCTTTCATTACCAAG